AGTTGCATCCCATACGTAGTCAATAAAACGACGTGCTTGCTCTGGTGCTAAAATACCACCTGCAACACCTGTTGGGTTTACTGCATTTGCTCCAGTTGTTGAACCGAATGCTGCAGTTGCAGTGTTACCAAGTTGAGATCCTACAGATGATCCTGCAGCGTCTAAACCTGTTGCACTACCTACACCACCTGATACAAATGAGCCTGCTGAGTTAATTTCAGCGCCAGCACTTGCACCTGGATAGTTTTTTTCTAGGTCTTTATTTTGTTCCGACATTATTTTTCACCTCCTAGTGATTTTACCTTTTAGTTAAATAGGTCGGTTGATGTGAGGAAACGACCGCCCCATAGGGATTTTTGAACCACTTGTGGTGATTCCTGTACGATCTCGCCTAGATCGCCAGACTTGCGGAAAGCAGTGTCTTGTTCTACAAGATCTACTCGCTTGCCAAACTCGTTAAAGTTATTCTTGATACCATTAACATCTGATGTTACTGCATCAAGAGATTTTGTTACTGCTGTTACCTTCTCATTAAGAGATTTGATAGTTGCAGCAAGATCGCCAAAGGCATTAGTAAGAGAAGCATTAATTTCTGAAACTGCCTTGGCAACTTCTTCTTTAACATCTGCAATAGATTTTTCCACTACATTCTCTACTTCAACTGCTGCTTTTGCAGCAGAAGATTCTGCACCACCATCGTCTGATTTGGCAACAGCAAGTTCTTCAACTGCTGATACTTCTTCAGCGACTGCAGGGGTTTCTGTTGCTTCTGCAACAACTTTTTCTGCTTCTGCAACAACTTCTGTTGCTGCTTCTGCATTTACCTCTGCTGGCTGTGCCTCTGGAGCAATCTCTGCATTTTCAACTGCAGTTTCTGCAACTGCTTCTGTTGATTCTGTCATTTGATTTACCTCCTTAGTAATCTTAATTGTATTAATGCCTTTAGCACTATCAACTAAGAATTTTATCATTTCTGCATTATCTTTATCATTTTTTTCTATAAAACCAATGTTTTGCATTTTGTTTCCAGTTACTGGACTTGTTACTGAGTCAGAATCTGAAACCATAACAATACCGTTTTCTGAATCCCAAAATACGTTTTCAATTTCTGTCTTTGACAAATAGCCATCTACAACGTTTTGTCCATTTACTTTTTCAATAGACAAAATATTTGCAAATTGATTTGCTGGATTATCTACAAGAGATAACTCATGCAGTTCATATGTCTTGATTACACGAATTGTTTTATCAATTTTTTCATCATAAGCATCATCCCAAGTCTTGATGTTTCCACCAATTGAAAATCCAGTGTACGTTCCATCTAAAACTTTTTCCCAGGCATCTTGTGCACCCTTAGAAACATAGGCAGATACATAAACTCCGCTATAAAACTTTTTGTCATTTGGATCAAAGTATTTGTCTTCTTTAAAAGAGACAATCTTTCCTACAGCGCTTGGCTGATGCATTTCACGAAGATTACCACGGAAGTTTTTAAAAGCCTCTACGCTAGATTCTGTTGTGACTATGTCTCCTTGACGATCAACGTTGTCAAGCGTAGCAAAACCAGACACCATACGGCGTTCAACATCTACTTTTCCAATGGGCATTGAAAGGCGAACATTGTTGCCTTTAGTTTCCCAATGAGCCTTGTTTATTAACATAACGTTATAATTATAGCACCGCTTTATATAGTTTTCTCAACTATTGAGACGATCTACCTTCACCCTGTGGATTACGACCAGCAATGGTAGTTGGTGAATCAGAATTATTATTTGTTCTTTCTGAATCTCTTTGGCGAGTACCCGCTAAGTTTGCCCTAGAGTCGGTTGCTTGTCTTGGCGACATAACAAAAGGATCATCTCCATCTGCTCTTTGTGGCAAATCTAATTTTTCACGAGCCTCATTTGGAGTCATTACCTGTGTCTTGACATAACGCTCAATAATCTGAGACTGAGCAATTTCATCTGTTAGGGTTAATTCATTAAATTTAAGTTCAAGAATATCTGTTTTTTCCTTAATAATCTTATTAACTACTTTTTCAAGATGTTTTTGTGCTGGACGAGAGACTTGTTCTTTAAATGTACGGTCTTGTGAAAGGGCAGCAGCAATACCTGAATCAGCACCTCCAAGTTTAGATATTGGAACCTGATGTGCAATTAAAATATCATCACGGTTCTGTTTACGATACTCTTTAAATGAGCCATCCTGAATACCGTTTTCAATTGGCTCCATTTTAAACTCAACCTTATTGCCATCGCTATCTCCAGGAAGTGGGATATAAAGAGTTCTATGGGATTGAGCCTTAAGGCCAGTCTGCAAGAATCTAAACATTTTATCTTCAGCATCGCCAGACAATTTTGCACCCTTTAGTGTCACAACATATCTTGGAACCGCCTTGTTTTCAAAGTAGTCAATATTATATTGAGATGCTAACTGGTCTCCAATTAAAGATGGCATTGCTGCAACAATATCTGGAATTCCATAAAATGTATTTAAGGGAGAGTATTCTTTAAGATGAATAATCTCATTTGGTCTTGGATCTGTTCCCATAGGGTTTGCATTTCTTGCTCCAAAGTTTCTAAAATAAACTACCTTTTGACCAATAATTTGAATAAAGCCATCACGTAAACGACGTACACGAACAGTCGTTGCTGGAATATGACCAACATATCCAATATCTCCAGCCACGGTTCTGCCTACTTCAATAAATCCATTACCAGTTGCTTGAAGATCTGTGTAAACCTTTTCCATAGTTTTTGTAAAACTATCATCATCATTTAAACTTTCTAACCAATCACGCAATTGTATCTTTGCTCTTTCAATACGATTACGAGCACGATCTACCGCTGCTTGATCTTCGTTCATTTCAAACCTTAACATGGTCCTATCTGAAATATCAAAACGGTATCCAAGACCAACAACATTTTCTACTTTAGCGTCAATAGCAGCATGGTTAGCAAATGATGTGTCATAAAAGTTGGCTAATTCGTACATGTTATATGGAGGAGTGATTACGTCAAATAGTCCGTAACCATTTCTGTATACCGTGCCAGGATTGATCTGCTTTGAACTTGCATCTACCCCTGAAGGTGTAACATTTGCTGCATTTAAATATGCCTGGTTTGTTTCTGGACTAATATATTTTGATAAATTACGAGTTGTTCTACGACGAAAATTTTGATCTAGTCCAGAATAATCTTTTAAATCATCCCAACTTTTATTAAAAGGATCTTGATGCCTAAAAGGATTTTCTTCTTTGTTCTGTGTATTAAGACCTACACGAATGTATTCTTGCTCATCACTCATTTACAGCATCCTTTCCATATTTATCTAATGTCTGTTGTGCTGCATGCCAAGCACCTAAGTCATTCATTGAAGGAATTAGTCCTTCTCTCATTCTTTCCTTTTGTTCAGAGTACTCTTCTTCGCTAATTCTTGTAAGTCCAGGAACAAAAACTGCTTTGCCTTCACCGTCATCTCCATAATGCATGGCAGCCTTTCGTAGTTCTGCAATCTTGGATAAGTCGCCACGGTCTGAAGGAATGTTTAAAATTGATCCAGTGTCGTCCGTAAACCACTTTCCATCAGATTTTTTATATACGTAAAGTCCCCAGTCATAGTGCTTATCTATTACCTTGCGACGAACATTTTGTACATACGGTTTACCAGTTTTTGGGTTAATTAATGATTCCATAACCATAAGTATATCAGACTATACTGGTGTAACGACAGTGCTTGACCATTCTATGTCTGAATATATTTTCAATGTTTCAGGCTCGTAGATCAATCCTTCTCCGTCATCAACAATAATCTTATTGGTACCTATATAGGTTTTATAAATATCTAATGGGTTAATCCCATAGAACTCTGATAATCCCAAAACTAACATTCCGTCCCAAGTAAAGTTATTGCCCCAAAATTGCCAATCAAATGTTGTAGTTCCATCCGTTAAAACTTTATACCATGGTCTAACGGTTCTGCTTTCAACCTCTTGCAAACTACTTGCCTGATAATATGCAATATTATTAAATAATACTGGACCTGTAACATTTATATTTCCAAGATACGAGTTATAAACAAGTGAGGTTGAAAACGAAATTCCAATGGCTGACCAATTTTTTAATAACAATATTGGCTCTCTTACAAGATTTCCATTTAAATAAAAAGCAACTCCATTATATTCAAGTCCATTTTCATTTAAAACAAATATTCTTCCTCTATCCAAAGCAGAACTATTTGCTTGAACGTAAAACTTTAATGTTCCATTTTTGTAATTAATTTCAAATATTTCTGTTGCTGTTTCTGGAAAAGCATCTTGGTCATATCTTAGCCATAATTGCATGGCACTTACTTTATAAGAAGTTGCAAGTTCTTTATTAATTGGAAGAGATAGGCCACGATTTTCTAAAACATTAAATTCTCCACGCACCTCTATTCCAGACGTTTTGGTTAAATATAAATATGGAGTACTCTCTTTATATATACTAAATGGATTTTTTGATTTATAATCAAAATATATGCCGTTTTTCTTATATGGAAATAAATCTACACCAAATCTTGTTCCAATTGGGTTAGATAGATTATCATTAAATACTTGCGAGGCTAATTGTAATTTATTTAATAGTATGGGTTTAGTTAAAATACCACGACTATTAAATTCAAGACTATAGATAATTGCAAGACTATTAAAATCTTCTGTTTTAATTGGATATATCAATGTATTATTTAAAACTTCAAACCTTGTTGTTTCCCAATTTTCATAGTTATTTATATCAAGAACTTTATATTGATTTAGCGCCTGTTGATTTGCAAAAGATGTAGGGATATTCGCTCCATCGGAAACATATTGAAAAGTAACATAACTTTTTATTTGTGCCCCTGTTGTATCGTAATAATATTCGGTAGCACCTGAATCTTCTACCAATGTTGTAGTTGTTGGATATCCTAAATTAAACTGTAAAAAGTCTAAGTCATAATATTTTTCGCCATCTTTATTATCAACAAACTGTCCAAAATAAGAAAGCGGTAAATAGTCTTGCCAATACCCAGCAACACCTATGTCTAAGAAATATTTTTCATATGCTTCAGAAGGTAAAAGAGTATAACTTGCTGTATGAGAAATCAGCGGTGATCCATGATCTAAAACTATAATTCCATCTTCATCAAAATTGTTTGATATTTTAGAAGAGTTTGTTGTACTACAAAGTCCAACAGAGTATATCCTTCCAGTAAAAACATAGTTTCCCGAATCATCTCCACCGACATACATTTTTAAAGAATTTTGATCTCCAAAAAAAGAACTTACGCTTCCACCAAAATTATTAGATAATTCCTTTAAATTAAACCCTGTTGCAAAAATATTGTTTGCTGTTATTAGATCTGATGTAAATAGTAATTGTGTATTTCCATTATAAGTTAAAGAATATTTAATTTCGTCAGCATCTTTAATAATAGAAAAATAATTTCCAGTTATAGGATTGTATATTTTAAACAATATTTGTTCCGAAACAAGGTCGTGTGAACTAAAAACACCATAAAAACTATCAACCTGATTTGCTAAAATATTAAATTTATCAAAATTAATATAAACATTTTTAGAGTTCCAGGTATTGTTTGGTCTAAAAGATAAAAATTTATTTTCAATAAATGGTCCAGATTCATTATCTTGTATGTCTTGGTTATCATTATAAAGTTCTTGTAATGTTTTTCCATCTAAAAATATTTCAGGTAATGCGTATTCTGGCGTTCTTAAACTAGTTGTGGTTGTTACTAAATTGTCAAAACTTCCTTGACTCCATTTTGCAAAATCAGGATAATTATAGTTTGCTGTGTAATTGGCAAATGGATAATCCATAAATGCTGTTATTCCTGCATATCCTGAGTTAATTCCTTCTGGAGATATAACCCCTTGTCCATACACCCATCTACGTTTTGCTACTGTAACTGGAATTTGATATGAGTAAATTGCAACACAATCAATTTCAAAAGGATATACATTATTACTTGCATAAAATCCTAACCAATCTTGATTATCTCCAATATTGTCTAGTTCCTCTGGTAAAGAAAGATTAGCAGTGTCTAAAGATAAAGATAGGACTTCTTCTCCATTTATCAATAGTGATGCTGAATTCCTAATTAAACGTATATGAATAAGCATTGGTCTAAACCATTCGCCAATAAAATGGGAGGCAAATTGATTTCCAATAACTAATGTTAAGAATCCATCTTCAACATATAGTCCGTCATCTGATGCGATTGGTCCAAAGATTTTGAATGGAGTTGACGTATTTACCGCTATTCTTGCCCAAAATTCAATTGTGTAGTCGTTATACTGTCCCTTCTTATTTAAAAACCCTTTGCCTGGAATTATTAAGGACGCATTAGTGTTGGGCTCCAACCTTGTTACTCCACTTGCTCCATAAACTAAAGGAATTCCTATATTTTTACATTTTAATCCACCTTCTGTAATATAGTATCCAGAATCTTCCGCAATACCATATGCTTGGGCTTCTACTGCATCCAAGCCACCGTAAATGCTTACCGTTGACGGAACCATAGTTTCTGTTATTCCGTTTAAAGAGTGTGTATTAAATTCTTCGTTCCACTGTCCTAAAGTAATTCCATTAAAATAGAATTGATTGTCTGACGAACTTCCTGATCCTTCAAATATTTTTATTTTAAAAACAATTCTTAGGTTTGCAGAAACATTTGGAATGGTAAATGTTTCAGAAATAAAACCCCATCTTTGGTAAAGTGTACTTGTAAAAGTTTTTAAGTTTTGAACTATTGTAGATGTGGCTGGATCTGTATATTCATAACCTATAGAAACACTCTGTAAATAAACACTATTTGAATAAAAATATGATCCTATCGTAAAGGTTTCAAGATTTTCAAGTGTATTAAAGTTTAATATGTTGGGACTAACTACTGATGCTTCAATATTTTCAGAAACTGGAACATCAACTTCAATTAATGTTAAAGCGCTACCTGAAAATGGCTCTTTAAGAGATTCTGACTCTAATGTTGCTGTTGCATTTGATATAGTCCAAGAATTAGAGATATCTCGCTGTGCTTCAGAGATTAAACTTTTATAGTCAAGAGTATCATCTAAGGCCCATAAAACTAATGGGTGCTCAGAATATATCTTTTCTGCATATAAATTTGATGGATTAGACATTTTTCTCCTATCCCCTTATTATAGCAGGATGGGAACTAATATAATTTAATCTCACATGCGTCTGTTGAGCAGTATGCCTCTCCTTGTGCTTCAAGATTTTCTACTCCATCATAAATAGCAGACCAGTCAATCTTGCCAATTTTTCCAACATATGAGTTATATTCTTCTTTTGTTATTTGAGTGTATGGCTGTTGTGGATATGTTTGGTTGCCCATTGGCAAGAATGAAACTGCTTTTAGTTGCCCCTCGTACATATGGAGGGCTGGTGCAATATGCTTAGACTCTGACTCTTTGTTAAATGAAAGAGTTACAGATACGCCATTGTCAGACCAATATTTTTGAGCGGTAGCAGCCAAACCAATCTTTTCAAAAAGACTTACATCCTTCTCAGATCTTGGATGTCCAGATGCTACTGGGAAATATACTACTGAAGTATTTGCTGACACTACGTCGTCTTCAATTTTATACCCTGCTGCTTTAAATAAATGAAGCATTGGATCTGTATTGCCAAACCTAATAGCACGAAGATAAAATGCTCCTCCAGGACCCCAATGAACTCCAGGGGTTGCACCAGAAAGTAATGACACAGAGCCAGAAGGTTTGACGGTAGTTACACGAATTGATTCACGAACACATAGCCATTCTGAATAGGAATGATCATATAAACGAATCTTTTTATATCCTTCGTCCATCCAATTACGAACTGTTGGCATTCCCTTTGTATCTGCAAATGATGCAATGCCTGTTAAAGATGTTCCGATACGACGATTGCGTTGCATAATGCCATTTGTTGTTTGCCAATGTGTTGGCATTAACGTAACTGTCTTGCCATATAAATATGCAAATTTTAATGTACGAAGAAAATCTTCTTTATCTTCATGACGATTTAAATGAACTTCTACAAGTGTGCATAACTCATAAGATTCTAATGGTTGTTCAGCACATGGATTAAATCCCATAACACGAGAATCTTTATAGTCTGGAGCATCTGCTAGTCTGCCATAATCTCTAGCAACATCTAGCCAAATAAAACCTGGCTCACCATTGTCTGCAATTAAATCCACATAGTCTTCATATTTTGTTCCAACTTCTGCAGCAATAGAGTTATTAGACATCCATGCCCATCCTGGATTTTTTGAATCAAAAGAATTTCTATCTGGAAAAACCTCTGCATTTTTGAGATTAATAAAATCTTGATCTCCCGCCAGCCCTAAAGCCAAAGTAGCAGAGCGACGAACATTTCCAGAAACAACACATGTACCAATCAGGTTAACAACATCTACTATTGCTCTAGAATCAAGTTTTTCTCCTGCTCTACCACCAATTACTGTATCTATCTTGTTATGTAGTGCAATAAGTGGTGCTGGACCGCTGGCAACCCCTCCAAAGCCTTTTATAGGGGCACCTAGAGGACGGATAAGGTCATAGTTAAACTTCTGTATAGCCTGATTAGGGCGTAGGTATGAATTTAAAAGCATTCTTACAGAGTCTACCCAACCTTCACGAGTATCTGGAATTTCCCATATATTTTCTGGTTCTGTTGGAGCATGTATAGCCATCTCTTTATCTTGGCCGATTGTGTCAAACCCTACACCTATACCTAGCATTAAGGCATCCATCACCCATGCAAACAAGGCTCCTGGATCATTACGATCAATATCACGAGTAGAGACCATGGCACAATTTTGGAGGGAGGCAGAATTGCGTTTTTCCATAGTCATAGAAGTTCCAAATGCCCATAAACCACGTCCTGGTGGAGTCCACTTTAAGTTAAACATTCTGTCATAGGCTTCTTGAGCAGACTTTTGCGCCTTGTTGTCATTCCAAGGTAAACGATTATCTTTGGCGTGATTCTTTTGTACTGAGTACATTCCTTCAATTACCCGCTTACAAACCTCATGCCATCTTTCTTTTGTGCCATCCTCCTTCATACGAGAATATGTACGTATAAAGGTAATTTCGCCTAATGAGTTAGAGCCTGCATCTGTAAAACCAAAAGGTGCAGATACTCTAACATATTTATTTATGAATTCATCTGTTAAACGAAAAGAAAAGATGTCTGACATTTATGTTCCAACTTTCTATTAAAATATTATAAGTACTTTGAAAATTACAAAGTAGTGTTAAGTATATCACAAAATTAAAAAGAAAAACACGCTTGTTTAAGGCGTGTCAATCTTTAGTTTAGGTTTAGTACTTTATGTTTTAGTAAGCACCCATTAATACTAATGTTTCATCTGCACCTGCAGCAGGAGTTGTCCATTGTACACCACTACCTGTTGATGCAAGAACTTGACCAGATGTTCCAGTTCCACCACCTGCTGTTAATGAGCCAGAAAGTGTTGCGTTTGATAAAGTAAGACCTGCAATTGTTGTTACGGTTTCACCTGATGCAATTGATGTTGAACCAAGCGTTGGAGCAGAGTATCCTGCAACTGTTGCCCAAGAAAGAGTTCCTGCACCATCATTTGTTAGATACTTGCCTGAGTTAGAGGTTTGTGATGGAAGAAGAGCGGTTGCTGCAGCCATTGCTGTAGTTTGTCCTGTACCACCGTTTGCTATTGCAATTGTTGTACCATTCCAAGTACCTGCTGAAATTGTTCCAAGAGTAGTAATGCTATCGTCACCAGTGTATGTACCGCCAGCAACTGCTGCAAGTGTAGAGTTATATGCTTGAATATCTGTGCCAATATTTGCACTAAATGTATTTCCAGTTAGAGTTAATCCTGTACCTGCTAAATATGTACCTGCACCAGAAAATTGGGTAAATGCAATTGCATCAGTGCCAATTGTGGCAGGTTTATTTGTTTGTACCCAGCCAGTTCCACTGTTTACAGTTCCTGAGTATACGAAAACAAAGTCTCCGCTATCTACCTCACTTGCAGTATCAAAGTCTGTGGCACGAGTTGGTTGACCAGATGCTTGGACTACATAAATACCGTTTTCAGATGCAGTGCTCTGATTCTTTACAAGAATTCTATTTCCTGTAGCAAGTGTGATACCGTCAAGAGTATCTCCATTTTCAAGAGCACTTGATAAAGTAACATTTGTTGTTGTTGCAGCAATTACTGCTTCGTGAATATGCAAACCTTCTGTTACTGCATCTACGTAAGACTTTGTTGCTGCGTCTGTTGCATCAGTTGGGGTTCCAAGTCCTGTAATTTTATTTGTTCCCATTGCAATAGCACCAGTCATTGTGCCACCAGCAAGTGCTAGTTTGGCTGCAAGGTCTGTAGTAAGTCCTGAAATCTTTGATTGTGCAATTGCAGCAGAAGCATTAATGTCACCATCTACAATTGTGCTATCCGCAATCATCGTTGAAGTAATTGTTCCTGTTGGTGCAGAGAATGTTCCAGTAAATGATGCATTATTTGTTGGAGCCTTAGCGTCCATTTGGGTTTGGATAGCAGATGTTACACCGTTTAGGTATCCAATTTCTGTATCTGAAACATCGGCAACACGAGCCTGAATAGTTGTTGTGTCTACTGCTAGTGTTAGCGTATTTGCACCGTCGTTATAAGTCTTTGTTATACCTGTACCCGCAGTAAGAGCGGAATCAATAGCGTCTTGTGAAAGTTCTGAAATATCAGATGTTAAGGCAACTGTACCTGTTGCATCTGGAAAAGTAATTGTACGATCTGCTGTTGGGTTTCCTGCAGAAAGTGTAAGTTCAAAATCATCTGCGCTAGAACCTTCCATTACGATTGTTGAAGTAAATACTCCAATATCTGTAATATCGGAAAGATTTCCAGTTGTAATAACTGTACCGCTTACGTTTGGAAGAGTGATTGTGCGGTCATCAGTTGGATCTATTACCTGTAAGGTAGTCTCATAAGAGTCGGCGGTAGCACCTTCAAAAACAATGCTTGTACCAAAAGCAGGATTTACTGTTGAGTTAATGTCGGCAAAGTAGTCTAAGTTTGCCCAGTGATTTGTTCCATCACCAATTTTAAATTTATTTGTATCTGATTCCCAACCCATTTCACCAGCATTTAATATTGGATTTGCTGATGTCCATTGTGCTGCAGTACCTCTGCGTTGCTGCATTCTGGTTGCCATTATTGCTCCTTATACTTAGTTATATTATAACAGATAATTAGTTAAAGTTATCTATTGCTATTCCGCCATCCCAGGTTTCATCCCAAGAGGCTGTATTATAAAATCCAGCACTAACCAATTCTCCTGCTTGATAATAATATCCTGCATCCTTGAAAATGCTTACAATTAATCCATTACCATCAATTGATGTATCATGAATATGATCTTGCAGTGTTTCTGCATCTTCAAGTGTTGCAATTGCAATCCATTCAGAACTGTAATAAACATGCATACGCTGTGTTAATGTATCAAACCATAGATCTCCATTTTCTGGAGATGCTGGCGCTGTTCCACTAACTGGAATTGTTGGTGAACTTACTGCACTATCTACATATAACTTTGTTGCAGCATGATTATTTTCAGTTGGAGTGGCAACTGTGACTGTTGATCCAAAGATTCCGCCTTCGGCTACATTAATGCCGTGCTTTACTCTGAAGTCTCTATTTACTGTTGCCACTTCCGACCTCTATTCTTTAATTATGCTTCAATATAAGTTTTGCTTACTTTAACAACAGTGTCTGCAGCAGCAGCAGTAACTAGAAGACGAACATTACCACCGCTATAGTCAGCATCTGTTGTTCCTAATTGAGCATTGCTAATAACATCTGCGTATTCTGTTAAGTAAACGTTGTTTGATCCATCTACAGTAACCAAGACTTCAATTACTTCAATGTCTCCCGCCTTTTTCATCTGAACAATATATTTTGCAGATGAATAAGTGGTTGCTGACCATGAGTCAACTACTGTTGCGCTAGTAGAAGCGGTAGCAGTAGCAGTTCCAAGTAATGCATCTGTAAGAGTTACAGATCCTACTGTTACACCGCTAAATGAAGGTGTTGCACCAGAATGTAGGTCTTGTGGACCAGACAGCGTGATTGCACCAGTTGATCCGCTTGCAGTAATTTGGTTTGCTGTACCAGTGATTGAAAGTACACCAGTATTTTCAATTGTGTCAGCATTTACTTGAATACCAGTTCCTGCTCCAACGTTAAATGTTGTTCCATCTAGTGTTAAACCAGCGCCACCGATATATGTGCCAGCACCTGAGAACTGTGTGAATACAATTGCATCTGTTCCAATAGTTGCTGGACGATTTGTCTGTACCCAACCAGTTCCAGCGTTTGCTGTACCTGAATATACGAATACGAAGTCACCAGAGTCAACCTCTGCTGCAGTATCAAAATCTGCTGCACGAGATGGTTGACCAGAAGCCTGAACTACATAGATACCGTTTTCTGATTGAGTAGTTTGGTTCTTAACAAGAATACGGTTGCCAGTAGCAAGGGTAATTCCGTCAAGTACATCACCATTTTCAAGAGCAGTTGCTAGTGCTACGTTTGTTGTTGTTGCTGCTACTACAGACTCGTGAATATGTAGGCCTTCTGCAACAGAATCAACATAACCCTTTGTAGCAGCATCTGCTGCATCTGTTGGTGTTCCAAGTCCTGTAATCTTGTAGGTAGCCATTGATACTGCACCAGTTGGTGCTCCAACAGCGTTTAGTGCAAACTCAGACGGATCTACAGAAATTGCTCCTGAATTGTCGTCATAGTCAAGACCATTGCCAACTGCATTTCCAACAGCATCTTGTGCTAATTCATCTGAAAAATACTTGTTAGTTCCTTCAGAAATATCATCTGTATCAAGTGTTAAAGATCCACCTAGTGACAATGAGTTTGTATTTATGGTTACTGATGAATTTTCAAGTTTATTGTTTGCAATTGATCCTGCAAGCATTGCATTTGTTACAGTTGCTGTGTCAGCAGCAGTAATTGCAGTTCCAGAAATCTTGCTTGCTGCAATGGCAGCAGATGCGTTAATGTCTGCATCAACAATAGTACCATCAGCGATCATTGTGCTTGTAACTGTACCAGTATCACCAGTTGTTACAAAGTTAGCATCTGTTAGTGCTGTGTTAAACTCTGAAGTTGTTCCAGAAAATGTGTTGTTTGATAAACTGATTGTTTTGTTTGTTAGTGTGTCAGTTGTATCACGAAGAACCACTTGACCTGTTGCATCAGGAAGTGTGATTGTTCTATCTGCAGTTGGATCAGTTACCTGAAGTGTTGTTTCGTGATCGTTTGCAGTTGCACCTTCAAATGAAATACTTGAATCAAATACTCCAACTGCTGCTGGTGCTGCCCATTCAATTCCGTTTGTTGCTCCAGAATTTGCTGTAAGAACATATCCGTTTGTTCCCGCTGCAAGGCGAGTTACGGTATCTGCTGCTGAAGCAACTAATAAATCACCTTTGGCGTCTACTAATGCTTCTGTTAATATGTCGTGGCCGTTTACAGTTGCGGTTGATCCCTCAACTACCAGCCCCGCTTTTACTCTAAAGTCTTTTGTTACGGTTGCCATCTTTTATCTCCTTGGTTAGGCCTTTAATCCCATACGCATATAGCGCAGGGTTATCGGTGTAATTCCCCCTACTGGAACAACAGTTAGTGATACTGTGTCTCCAGCCCTTGAAACAGAGATGGTGCCAATATTCCCATCATTTTCAATTGTTGCATATTCGCTGACAGATACTCCTGATCCATCAATTAATATGTTGATTTCTGTAGAGTAGTACTTGTTTGCGCCACCTGCTACATATTTAATGGAAATCATATATTTCATTGATCGCCATTCACTTGCGGAAAAGTTATCAAAAATTGTTGAGTTTTCTATACCATTAATGGTTAACTCATTGTTACCGTCTGAACCGAGATCTGTAGATCTAGCAGAAGCACTATCAATTAAATCTATATAGTCTTCTTGTGTTGGGCGGTCGCCAGTCTGAAATTTGGTTTTAACGTTTGGAATTGATACCTTTGCCATAGTGCAATTATATCATTATATGTTAAAGTATATAGTTATTAACCCCAATAATTTGAAGACCAATACCAGGAACGTTTGCATATGCTGGACCAATCCCTATGGTAGTAAACCTAACCCTAAATGGCAAAACCTCGTTAATTTTTACTGCTCTTGCCTTATAAATTATTTCGGATATTGGATAGCCAACAGAGTTTATCTTTTTTGCTTTATGGCTATCGGTATCAATTATGATAGCGGATGCCATTATGACTCACTATTTGTTACGTCTTCAATTACTTTCATGGTGCCTCTGGCTACCGTCCAAACACGACTTTCATCACTTAATTCAATATCAAAAATATCGCCAGTTTCCAACAAAACAGATTCATTTGCTGTAAGAGAAACTGTAAACTCTCCAGCATCATCTATTTCTGTTTGAACTGGTTCAAGTTCAATAATTAATTCTGCATCATCTGTAAAATCGCCAGGCTTTGTATTTGGACGTTTAATTTCCATTGCAATAGTCCAGTCTGAAATATTTAGCGGATCTTTGTTATCATCTGTAACATAAACACGAAATGAGGCGGTATCACCACGAACAACTGTCCATAGCACATTGGGTGGTGTTAAACCAACTGAATAAGAATCTGAACCCTGATTTCTAAATGTAGCCATAATCTTATCATTATACCATTAACTAATAACAATTTTATAAATATTTTTTATTTGACAAAGGTATTTGACTCAAAAGGCCAAACAATGGTATAATTAATGTATGCTACCAGTAGGTAGCATTTGTTCTCTAGGAGGTATTTTACAATGAGAGAGTCAAATGTTTGGCTAGGGGTATTAACGTTGGTTATTTGCAGTACCGTTTTTTCGGCTTCTGCAAATGCAACAAATGAAAATAATCTATTGATTAAAGAGTCCGTGAAGTCTGCCACCCAACAGGTGGCTTTTTTGGTTTCTAAGGACAAAAAATTAGAAAAGTATGAAAATGCTCATAATTTAACTGATGAGCAACTAGTTGACATGTTGCACCATGTAGGGTTCAAGGGAAAGGCTTTAAGGTCTGCTTGTGCAATTGCCAAGGCAGAGTCAAATGGTCGTCCCCTTGCTTTTAATGGCAATACAAAGACTGGAGATAGTTCTTATGGTGTGTTTCAAATTAATATGCTTGGAGAACTTGGACCAGATCGTAGAGAGAAATTTGAGTTAGATTCAAATGCTGAATTATTAAATCCAGTAGTAAATGCACAAATTGCTCTACATATGACAAATGGTGGAAAAGACTGGTCTTCCTGGAGTTCTGTAAATGGAACACGGTATCAAGAATGGTACAACAAGTATCCATGTAAATCAAGATAGTAATTAAATAAAAATACCCCCTTGGCTATGTGCTTTGGGGGTATTTTTTATATTTTTATAAATTTATGGAAGAGGATCTACTTCAATAGTTTCCCATTCATTTGTTTCAAAATTCCATTCAGCATATCTGCCAGAGCGTTCAGGAAATTCTGGTTTTGGTATTGGAGGAATCCATTCATTATTATCATTCAAGATCCAAGAGGCATATGGCTTTAAAATGCCAGCAACTAAAACAGATCCAATAACAATTTGCATATGGTCTGACTCAATACATTGTTTGCCAGTAATTGCTTCTGCGACTTCTTGTGAATCTGCAACTATCAAATTGACAACGGTTGAATCTTCAATAACAGCATATCTTTTCATTTAAAATCTCCTTATATATACTACGCCTTGGGTGCCAGAGCCACCGCCACCACTGCGTCCACCGCCACCACCTGCACCATATCCTGTAGCATTATTTCCAGCATTTGCTCCACCAGCACCACCAGTTCCTATGCCTGAACCACCGCCACTACCACAAGCACCAGAGTAGTGTACTCCACCACCGCCACCACCGCCACCAGTGGTTCCATTAACTATGTATTTATTTACAACCGATGTTGCTGGGCCATTTTCGCCAGCGCCGTTATAATATCCACCGTTACCGCCACTTACTCCGTTTGGGCTTCCTGCTGAACCTGCACCCCCACCTTGAGAACCACCGCCACCACCAGTTGCTGAAAGACTACCAAATGATGTTGTACCGCCACCTGCGCCACCAATAGTCAATGTTTGGCTTCCAGTTAATTGAACAATTCCAAAATTTATACCGCCAGAACCACCTCCACCGCCTGGATAGTATGCCCTAGAACCACCGTTACCGCCACCGCCAACAACAAGAGCAAGAGCATAGCCAGAAGTACTTGAGTCTGTATAAGTCTGAGTAGATGTAATTGTTTCAGTTCCAGCGGATGTATAATTAGGAGTAAGAATTAAACCAGTTAGTTGTATTGTTACGCCAACGTTTGATCCTGCATCTGCAATTAATACTAATCTACTTGCATCGCTTGGAAGAATTATTTGTGTAGATCCAGAACTTGTAGTTCCAGTTGCTAATTGTGTGTATGAAGCATTATAAAATGTTGCATTTACAGGAACAGTGCTTGGAGAGGTAATTGTATAGTTTCCTGCAGTTAGGGTTGCATCAACTAAAGTATAGTAGGTTTGAGAAGTTGTTAAATTTACTGCTTTAGATAGGCCAGAGGCAGAGGCTGAAGTTGATACTGGGAATACTGAAATAGCCATTAGGAAATCTCCACTCCGCTAATGTGAAATGTTACAGCAGTAGTTGATGCAAAACCAGAAATTGTCTTAGGTGTTGCATTTGCTGGAATAACTTGTTTTAGATCAAATCCAAAAACGGTATTTGCTGCAATTGACACTGTTGGAATTACGTTTACGCTATCAATCAAAATTGTTGCTGTTGATGTTGAAGCGGCTGTATTTGAAATTACAATATTTGTAACAACAGTTGTTGTTGATGTGTTTGGAACGGTATAAAGTGTTGCGCTTGATGTAGCAGCAGCCGTTCTTGAAAGTACTTTTGTTGTTGTAGCCATTAATTACTACCCTTCTGTAGTGTAAGATTATTATATCATCTTTTATAAGGTATAAACACCCATAATGGTTCTAAGTTCTAACTCTTCAACTAAAGATTGTTTTGCAATAGGTAACCATTCTGCTCCATCGTAAAGTTGTAGAGTATTTACAACATTACCTACCGAATCCTGTCTTATTATGCATATGGTTCCAGCAGTTGGGGATGTTATTGAGGCATCTCTTGCTGCTGGGTTTAAATAATTATTTATACCCTTTTTTGAAATAAAATGTTCAAGCATCGTGACATTTGATAGGTGTGTATGCACTCCAGCCCATTCAAAAGTTCCAGAGGTATCTGTTTTTCCAGATATTTCATACCAGGTATCGTCTGCCGTATTATAAATATAACCTGGCTTTCCATCGTAATTAAATGAAGTTGGCACTAAATCACCTGATCAAACGTGCTAGTGTCGCTATTGTAAACATACATTTCAAGAGGGCTTGTACCTTTTTTAATCCAAATTACACCGTTTGCTAGTCCTGTTGATGGCTCTGTTGCGGTATAGAGTGATGTTGCAGATAAATATCCAACTGCTCCAGAAGCATCTTTATCTACCCAAATATAACCATTTGGCACTGTAGCAGAAAATGCTGTGAAATCTGCTGCTATGGGTGCAGAGTTTTGTGCTGAAGATATATTCCTTGCTGCTAGTTCTAGAGCAACTTGATCATCTACCTGCTCTTGTAAATCATTAAGTGTATGTGCAATTGATGGCACTAAGAGTTCTGCTGGGTCATTTTCTGCAGGATCAAAATCATATGATCCATAATGATATGCTCTTAAAGCATCTTGAATATTCGCATCATCAACTAATGCTGGAATTTTAGTTGGTACTAAGTTTCCTATATTTTCTACAGCCATTGGGTCACCTCTTTAAAGATTATACCATTTTTATATCAAACTATAGATATAAATAAATGTACAGTTTTGCTTCCAGTTAATGCAGACCAACTACCCCCACTATATTGAACTGCGTCAAAATTTATTACTAGGTTTGTTCCAGCCCCTGCCAAAGCGGGGATTTCCATTGATGCTGCAATTGGATTTGCCCCTTCAATTTGAAACTGAACATTAAAGTTTGAAGCAGTAAGTGGTGATCCAGTTACAGTAACTATGTTTGATATTGGAATAGTTGTAGATGCAGATCCAGATGAAAAAGAAAGTGTTTGTATTACAGAATAAATTGCTGGACTTATACTTAAAACTTCTACCCAGGTATTTCCTCCAGGCTGAGAAACATACTGGTACATATATCCATAATTTGCTCCAGGATCGGTTTGTATATATATGTCATTTAATATTAAAGTTGTACCAAGCAATACTCCACTAGATGTCTGTGCGTTTGGTTCTCCAGAGCCAACAATGATTTTGCTACCACGAGTTCCTTGTGGACCAATATCTACTAAAACATCAACTGAGTCTGGTGGCCCTAAAACAACAACATCTTCAGTATTAAGTAATACATCTACCATTATGACTCATCTGCTCCAGAGATATCGTCTGTCACTGTAATGCTTCCAGTCAGAACGGTATAAATTTCAGAAGCGCTTGCATCTATTTGAACATCATAAACATAAGTTCCAGCAGTTAAATTTCTACCTAAACCAGGAAGAATCGTGCAGGTAATTGTGTCTGCTGAGCCGTCAACTACTGCTTGGCCTTCATACTGTGTTTGACCTTCACCTCTTGCTGTTGCAATAAAAAAGTCTGCACTAAAACCTGTTAAGTCAAAGGCATCACCATTTGCTGTTTTTGGGCGTACCACAAATTCAGCGGTGTCGCCACGGTAGTAATTAAAATTATAAGAACCTGGAAATGCCATTATTCCTCCTAGAACATTATACCATTATGATACTGCTATATATATGCCTTTTAAAACAAAAGACCCTTCATTGTCTGTTCTTATTTGGGGGGTGCCACCAGAGTTTCTAACCTTATCACTAGTTATAAAAATGGTTTGAGAATAAGATAGATCATATTGATATTGATATTTTAATAACCCCACATATCCTATTGGAGACAACTCTTCATCTTTTAAAAGAGTTCTAATCCAAACCTCTGTATTGTTTGAATATGTCTCTAAAGAAAAGTCATACCTAACTTCTACTTTTGATCCTACCTTAAGTGTTTTTAAATTAATATTTTTTGCTACCTGGTTTAATAAAGAAACTGATTTATTTGGAAGATAGGTTTCAATGGTTTGGTCTTGATCTATATCTAAGAAAAAAGAAACCCAGCCATCTTCTCCTCTTTCTGGACCAACCCTATGAATACCAGTTTTACTACCAGCATAGTATGCCCAGCCAGGATATTGTCCAGATGGACTATCGTAGCCTTCAGCGCCTTTGCCTGGATCTCCTTTTTCGCCTTTTGGACCTTGTGGACCTTGAGGTCCTTTTTCACCTCTATCGCCCTTTTCCCCTTGTGGTCCTTGGCGACCTTGTGGACCAGTTTCACCTTTTTCTCCTTGAATTCCAGGAACAGCAATGTATTCAGTAAACTTGGTTTGTTCTACAGTTTCGTTATATTTTTTCTTTTTACTAGGAAAATCCATATTTGTAGCCATAAGATTCCCCTTATTTTATTTTTGTTTTAAAAACCTTTTTGCCAATTTTTACAATTGGAGGAATGTTTGCATTAGGGGTAGAAGTTTTTACAACTGGCATTATAAACTTCCTCCAGGTGTAACATTTCCAAGTACACAAATTGTTCCAACTACTGGAGTCCAAATTGTATCTTGCTCTCCGCTACCGCCAGGAATTGTAACCTGTAGGTCAAATGGTAATTCTGATACAACAGATCTATATTGATTTCCCCAGTTAAGTGTAGTCTCTGCTGGAACAGATATTGTTACATACCCTGCTTCTTCGGTTACTGTAAGTTCGTCAAGAACATCTCCTGTTGGGTCATAAGAGGTTGATAGAAAAGTCCAACCATCTGTGTCCCAATATGTAACCTCATCATCTTCAAAAAATTCTATTTTTAAGGTTGCACTATTTCCACGGACCACGGTCCATTGAATATTTGCTGGAGAAGCACCATATTTTTCTATTGTAGGAGCACACATAATAATTGATTATACCATTAAATAAAACTGGACACCTAGACGCAGTGGGGTGGGGGTAGAATCTAGGTGCCAGCGTAAAGATTATAACATTATGTTTTATTTTTGCTATGATAGAATAGTTTAATGGGTGTAAATACAAAAGAAATAACTTTTTATCCAAAATCTAAGTATATAAAAGATATAATTGATCCACCTAAGCCTACCCTTGTTCCGCAATGGTTTAAAAAACTTCCAATTTATCAGGGATCAAGTGAATTAATTGTTTTTAATGGTGAAACAAATCAATCTGCAAAAACATGTATACCATTTTTAGATTCATTGACTTCTGGATACACCTTTAATCTTTGGTGTGACATACAAGTAAAAAATAGCAAAACAAATACTGGAAAATTAGTTACTTGGGGAAATACTGCTTTTGATCTAATACCTATTCAAGATAGACCAGATCCTGGCTTACCAATTTTTCAAGGATTTGACCCTATGTTTTTTAGTTGGAAATCTCATTGGGGAATTAAAACTCCAAAAGGATATAGTTGTATCCTAACCCATCCATTCAATAGAACTGACCTTCCTTTTATCACAAGTACTGGAATTATGGATACTGATAAATGGGGTATATGGGGAAATCAACCATTTTCATTTATAAAAGATTTTGAAGGTATCATACCTGCTGGAACACCAATTATACAAATAATACCTTTTAAAAGAGATAACTGGAAATCAAAAATAGATGACTCATTAACTGATTGGGCAAACAAAGAAGAAATTAAAGGCAAAAGTATATTTAGAGGATATTATAAAAATAATTATTGGCAAAAGAAAAAATATCAATAGTTTTATTTTTTTTATAAAATAAAAGTTATCAAATCGTTATATTCATTTCTTCATAAACTGTAAAAAACCAGGGTATAAACGTGTATACTTAAAATATATAAAGAAAAGAATAACTAGCAAGTAAAGTATTTAAGATATCTTATATATTATATATAGAGAAATTATTTTTTAGAATGATCTTTTAAATGTTCAAGCAAAAGATCAAACAATTTGTCAGTTTTTTCCTCTAGGCGATTAACGGAGTCTTTGAGACTGGATCCTGAATTCGGTTTAAGTTCATTTAAATAGTGTTTTACAAGCCAGCGAACTCCACCCGCAACAATAGTTGTAATTGTAAGAAGAGTTAATATAAACGCAGCCCAGTCTTGTGGAGTCATAAATCAAATTATATCATTATTTGAGACAAATTATCCAACTTGATTAACAGTTACAATAACTGAAGGAATAGATGGATGACGACTTGCGCCACTACCAGTTCCTGCTTCATGTTCTAACTTAATATTAGCGTTATTTGTAGACCACATAATTTGGTAGTAGTCATTAACTGCAGCATTAACAAAGAAGTTCCATGCTGCTACATAGTATGGATTATTTGATGTAATAATTGTTTTTGTATTTGTATCTTCTAGCGCTGTTCCATTTTTTGCAAGCCAGATATTTACGTCGTCGCCAGATCCTCCACCGCCTGTGTAATGAAGTTGGTCGGAAAATTGTATATTATATTTTCCTGCATGTAAAAATTTTATCTTTGAGTTATCAACTAACTGAATGCCATTTTCCCAGTCTATAACATTTAGCGTATGAGCCTGAATAGATCCATTAGTTCCAGTCTGATCTTCTGTGCTGTAATAAGAAGCCGAAAATGGATTAAGATCCGATATACCATTTCCAGAATCAAATGCTGGATGAGTAAATCTAGCCACTTAAGGCTCCAAGCCAATTTGAATCATTGCAACGTTCATAGAGTTAACGGATGAAGTAGCGTACAGTGCATCGTTTGAAACTAATTCAAAAGAGATTGAGTGGTTTGGCAAAATTCTAAAACCATAATTTGAGGATGTAACTCCTTCGCCACCAATATAAATATATCCAGTTGCGTTAACATTTTGGAGAGTAATATCCATCCCACCGTGTGCGCCTGGTGGAGTCAAGCGAGTAGCGGAAGAATCGCTAAGTGTGACTAATGAATGCGCTGTTGCCATCTATTGAGTATATCGTATTATTTCGGCGGGATTTAGATTAAGCCGAAAATAGAATATCAAACCACTATAAGACACACTACGACTGCAAGCAGTCTAATAATGTCAATATGTTGAATATCTATATTTGCTTAATAGCCCGATATGAGTTATAATGAGATGTGCTAGATCAAATAAAAAATATCCTTATAACTGGTTTGACAGAAAAACTAAAGGTCCATCATTCGGTGTATCGTCTTCCATGTACAAGTGAATTTCTAGAAGAACTCATTGCTAGCGTTCTGACAGAAGCGGGGTATACAAACGACTGGCAGCCCAATAGAAGCCATAGTATCAGTGTAGACATGTCTTTGGACTCAGGGCAATCTTTCTCCGTTAAATCAGGCGTATATGCAAATAACACACTAACATTTTCAGGATCCAGGCTAGGTAAGCATGTAGGTTTAGATAATATGATAGCCAGCGTTATAGATAACAGTGCTGATTACTATGTGTGTCTTGCAAAGAGCGACCAGGATTGGTCTTCTGTACCGTCGCAAAATGAGAAGAAGATTTATTATTTATTTGTGTTCCCTGCCAAAACCTTGATATACGATAGTGGGGTTTGGAATAAGGTTGAAACCAAATCTGGAGGATATAACTACGTTATGGATTCTATAGGCATGTCTGCTAGAATTAATACTAGTATGTCGTCACAGTTGTGGACTAGTGTTAATGAGTCAATTGTTGGTTCCCCGACAAAATTGGAGATATTGTAAAAGTGCAACAAGAATCAGAAACGAAAAAATATTTTTATCTATCAGGTTTGCAGAGATCTGGGAATACACTTTTATCTGCTTTACTGAATCAGCATCCAGAGATTTATGCAAGTCATCTTAGTCCAGTACTAGATTATGCTTTTTCAGTTAGCCAAAATTTTTCAGATAATCCAGCAGACCCTAAATACACAGGATCTGAAAAATCAAAAAACACCATCAAAGGAATTCTTGACTCATACCATAAAGATGTTAAAAAGCCTATAGTTTTTGATAGACATAAGTCTTGGTGCACACATGAATCTGTTAACTTGATTAAAAATTTTATAAATCCAAAACCAAAAATTATTTTTACTGTTAGAGATTTTTTTGAAATTGCTGAGTCTTCAATCAAAAGTGGTCCAGAGTATGTAGATAGGCTTATGGTAGAAAGTAACTTTATAAGTGATTCTGGATTATCTATAAATGATAATAGAGCAAACTATCTGTTAGGACACAATGGGATTGTTTCACAATTACAATCTTTTATCTATGCATCTTCTTTGCCAGAAAATAAAAATATATTTCATATAGTTAAATACAATGATTTGATTTCAAATACACAAGATGTTATGAATAAAATATATGATTTTTTTGAAATTGAAAAGTTTAATAATGATTTAAATAATATAGAGTTAAAAGAAAAAGAAAATGATGAAGCACTTGGCCTACCAAAAGACCTTCATAAAGTTTACTCAACAATTCAATCAAATAAAGCAGATCCAAAAAGTTTTTTCTCTGACTATGTTTTAGAAAAATATAAAAATTTAAACGTTTTAGGTTTTTAAGGAAATACAATGACCGATAAAGTTCGTCCTTGGGATATGATAAATGGTTCGCCTAGAGTTCCAGAAGAAATAATTAAACAAAGGTTAGATATTTGCCATACATGCCCTGCCTTTAGACCATTAACTCAGACATGCAAAAAATGTGGGTGTTTTATGAAAATGAAAACACAATTGGAAAAAGCCTATTGTCCTTTGGGTAAGTGGTGATTATTCTTCAAAAGATTCTAGCGTTTCCAATAATTCGTTTACTGGGGTTTGACAAGAGCATGATTCGCAGCATGGCTCTTCGTTTACTTGTGCCGAAATAATTTTAATTTCTTTAGATTCCATGGTCCTCCATGTATTTTAGTCGTTCCATAAGTTTATGATGCTCTGGATCTTCAAGCATTTCTTTAATTGCATTTAAAACCTTTTGGCTTGGCATTTCATCATCAGGTATAGAGTTTTCAAAATTGTCTAGAAAAGCCATAGCGCTGCCAAACCAATTATTACGATAGAGATTAATATTTGCTGTTTCATATAATAATTATACTACTAAATGGTCCACCAGGTGTTGTTGTTAAAGAAGAACCCAACCTTTTCCCTGTATTTGGCATAGCCTTTATTTATGTTGTTCCAATTAGGATCATGGGTATCAAACCCACAATACCCGCATGGACCAGGATTTGTATATTTATAGACGTGTTCGCACATAAAACCATTATATACTAGATAGATGGAAAAAAACGAACTACCAGGATATAAGAAGACTCCTCCACAGTGGTGTGATGATTGTGTGTCTGCCCCAGGATCTGCATGCCCAATTTGTGGATGTACTCACAACTGTTAAAATCTGAAAAAATTTTCATTTTCATAAAATCTGAATATTTTTCTGAGATGTATGATATGTATTTTAAAAAATAAAAATAAAAAAAAATAGTGAGCACACCATTGAGGCATGCCCACTTAGGGGATCTATATGCTAACCCTTGCGACCTTGTATCCAGCCATTGTGAATACCAATTAGCGGTGCGTCAATACATACTGCCGTGCCAATAGGTAATGCGTTAGCATATTGTTCAACGAATTGATTTACACTAGCCCTATCAGGCATAGTCATTTTCTTTTCGCTACCATTCCATGTAGTTAATTTAATCTGTATCATTTATTCATTCCAATCTAATACTAGGTCATCATTCATATTGCAATCACATCTTTCAACATGATATTCGTTATCATTTCCAAAATATAGAAACCCTGCACCCTTGCATTCATCACAAGGGATAACCATGATATCTTTTATCATTTAGATACCACCCAACTTGTCCACATAGGTAGACGCTCAGGGTCAGTATCGTTATACCAACGCTCTATATTTTGTTCACAAACCTCGCAGAAAGTGAATTGGTCATCATTTACTTCAGAGATAGAAGGTAGATGAGGGGTGTGCTTTTTGCACACATTGTTTATTGTTAATGTAGTCATTTTAGACCACCTTTCTTTTTTAATTCTTATACTAGTATCCTATCAGATACCACTGACATTTTAGGGTCTTATTTGCTTAGGCTCACTGTGATTTATCTCACATTTATTTGCTAAGGCTCATACCCTGCTTCTTTATTTAATTTGATACTGGAAGTATAACATAGATACCGCCAAAAGTCAACACGACACGCCGTAAATAACACGCATGTAATTAGTGATTTACACCACACGACAAAGGGTGCAAAACGGACATTGGCTCGGGCTGGCTCGGGTAGTTATCCACAGGTTTATCCACATGATGTATATCACACTACGATTTACGCTCAAGTTATCCACATGACCTACCTCACATTTTAAAATGTCCGAATTGTCATACCTACTGGCTAGTAAATGTCAGACCCCTCTGATAGACTTCTATGTATAGAAGGTTGAATCAGAAGTAAGCCTCTTAACGAAAGGAGCATTAAATGCTCACTCAAAAAACATTAGATAAAATTGTCTATGAATATCAACATGGTGGTGTTAAATCTAATCACCCTGAATTAACTACCTATGAAAGAAAGGCGTTGCTAAAACACCTTTTCTCTCTCCCTACTTATTGCTCTTGTTGTGTGAAAGGATAAATAAATGAATAACACAATGATAATGCTCTCATGTCAAATTTGCGAAGAGCCAACTGTAGAAGTTGCTCTTGAAGATGCAAAAATTCTAACTGCTACTTGTCAAGAATGTTGGGGGTAATCTATAATGGACTACTATGACGACTACTATGAAAATCCAGCGCCTGTATATGCAGGTTGCTATTGCAAAATTAATTTCGTATGTTCAGAATGTAAAAGGAGTTACAACTAATGGCAACTGATATGCAACTACTACAAGAAGTAAAAGCCATGTCTACTAAAATCCGTAATGGAAATGTAGATAGTGGATATGCTTATTTGCTTGGTTATTTGTGGGCAACACTCACACCTGAACAACAAAATGAAACTGCACTTGCATTTTCTGATGAACTGATTGCGATGTTAGAAAAGTGAAAGAATTTTATTTAAATGGTAACGCTGCATTCTTTTTTTTATTTGCGTTATTTGGTTATTCACTTTGGTTGCACATAACAAAATAAATATGCAAATCATTGCATAAAAATGCAGCCCGACTCCCACGGCGTGTCGTCCACAGCCTGTGTATAATTTAAGACGTGTGGTTAAGATCACACAAAAAATCGTCCATATTTTGAGATTTACGGCGTGGCGATTTGCTTTCTTGAGATTTTTTTGGTAAACTTACATAGTAAGAAAATGAAAAAGAAAGAAGGTGCCACCATGGCAAACCTATACACAATAGAAAACCTACTTGTAGGAAAAAACTATCGCTCAAAAACTTTACAGGGCGAAATTATCTCCGCAGAAAAACACCCTGCCCCAATTTGGTATGGTGATAATACAGAAACCTATTTGGTAGAAATTGCTCCAAATAGCGGTTTTAATAATTGGGGTCGCAAGACTTTCCGCACAATCGCAGTAAAGGTAGGTGAATAATAGTGGGATATGTAGAAATTTTTCGCATGAACGAAGATGGCGCAGGATGGGTAGACCTATCCGAAGCCACTACCGCTGAACTAATAGATTTAACCCTAAGTCTATCGCAGGAAGGTGCGTTGTGAGATAACTCACACCACCAACCACCCCCCAAAATTGAATAAATGTCAGTCGTAAATGATAGGATAGTCCTATCAAAGAAAAAGAAGGAGACAACCTATGTCATACAAAGTAAATCTAGAAACCTTTAACGGAAGCGTTAAGGTTATCAACCTACCCTCAAAAGGTGCGGTTGCTCAATTCATATCAACATACCCAACACAATTACCAGTTGGCGTATCAGTAAAAATCGCTTGCGATACTCTTGGAATTCGTGGAACACTTCGTGGAAAGGCTACCCTATAATGAAAACAATTACACACTCACTACAATTCATAACTGAATTAGATGAAACAAACCCAACCGCAATTCGCTTGCTATCACTACCTGATGAAATGCAGGTGCTAATGCTTGAAGGCATGCTCAAAGAATTACTTGCACCAATGATTCAGCCAGCACTTGATGAATTAAACGCAGGCAACTCTTTTGCAACTCTAAAGGTGGCAGAATAATGATGACACGCAAAGACTATGTTGCCGTTTCAGAAATTCTTTCAGGGTATCAAAACGCTATGATAGATAATTACTGGTGGGAAGATTTAGTAAATGACTTTGCAGATTTTTTTGCAAGCGATAACCCAAATTTCAAACGTGATAAATTCACAAAAGCATGTGAAGGAGTGGAGATAAGAAATGCTAACTAACTGGGATTTACTTGCAATCATAATTGCACTGCTTGGTTGCTTAACTGTAATGTGTTTATTTTGGAAACAAAATATTGCACAAGAAAAAGAAATTCGCAGATTGCGTAATGAATTGCGTAAAGCACTAAAAGTATAAATAAAAAAATCCTGAGCACGATCTAAAACTGCTCAAACCTTTTTCTAAAAAACTCGGGGCGTTTTCCACAGGGTTATCCACAGGCTTTACGTGTGATTAAAAACACACCCCAAATTCTCCAGATTCTTGGCTTATGAACTTGAAAATGTCAGCCCCATGATATAAGATTGTATTATTAAAGAAAGGAAAACTAATGGGAAACTTATTTGACGAAATTGGAACTTGTTATACTTGCTATGACGAAGGTATCTTATTTGTAGATATGGATAGCGAAGGATTTATAAATGACTTCTGCGCTGATTGTGAAAAAGGGCAAAGACTTGCTCAAGAGTATTCCGCATGGTATGCTGAAAATGAAATGAACGAATACAATAAGGAGAACGCATAATGGAATATAACTATTCACTTACTACTTCGTATGACGGAGAACTTATCCATACCCTGCGAGTTAGCGATATGCTAGAGGCAGTAAACGCATGGACTAAATGTGTAGACTTTGGCGATGCTAAAGAATACGCAACCTATAACTTGTCAGACCCTACGGGTAAAATGTATACTAAGACCTTCTATCGTAATGGAAATGTGAGCGTAAAATAATATGGGTTCAATTACAGCACTAGGAATTCAAGATAGCGTGTTAGACCTAGAAACACAATTACTTTATCACTTAAAGGGTAATCACTATCCACCAGTACCCGCAGAAATGGTTGCACCTTGCATAGAGGCGATTGACGCTTACTATGATGAGGACTATGACCGCATGATTGAAATGCCTATGGTTGGCGACTTTCAGATTTTATATCGTGGCATGACTCACGCACCTGCACACGCTATCGTAGAGCAACACCACTTGCATACTTTTATTGACCCAGTAGATGAGTGGCAAGATGGCTCAGATGACTTTCCGCTATCACTAGAATATGATGAGGAATAATATGATAACACTTGAAAAAGATGATACCATTCCTATTATGGATTACTATAAGATTGATGTATTAACTGCAGGCCAGTTAATGGTTGATGATTTTATTCTTGTTGATGGTGATGTTGTATCTATCATAGATATAGTTTCACTACCTGATGGATATAGTTTAGAAATTGAAAATGATTTTGGTGAAAGAGAAGTAATTCAAGTTGATGAGTATGATCAATTTGATTTAATGATGTTGCAATAAAAGCCCGAGGCGTTTTGTCCTATTTTGTCCTATTTACGTGTGCTTGATATTTTTCCCAATTTCTGCTAAGATTAACTATGAAAAAAACACAAGAGGAATTACGCAGGCTTATGGAATTACGCCGTAGCAATGCTGCCTCTGCCGTGCCCAATAAAAAGAAATATGACAGAAAGAAATGTCAGTCCCTAATGTTAGAATTGAAAAAAGAAAGTGAGTAATCCACCATGTCAAAATTACTTAGAAGCAAAGATAGAAAGGTCGCCAATGCCGTCAGCCCTAATGGAAAACAAGCAAGTATCGCCAACACTTTTGGATTGCCTGCTGGAAAAAATTTCTCGTGCCCTGGTGCCACTAGTGTTTGTGAAAGCGTTTGCTACGCAGGAAAACTTGAAAAAGTCTTCCCAACAGTAAAGGTTAATTTACTACATAACTGGGAATTGCTAC